GTTGAGCATCGAATGTGGAAACGGATCGGGCAAGCCGCAAATAACTTATCCCGAAGGCGGGCAAAAATGGTGTAAAAACGGTTGAAAAACGGTTGAAATGGCAGGAAGGCAAGACATAGAAAAGTTAGGGCGCAATACTCGGTTTTCGAGCGCAAACCAGCCCAAGAAGAATGGGCGTAAACCGAAATTATATACTTTAGCTAAGAAAGGGTATGATATTGGTTTATCAGAGTTTATTGAAGTATCGAAATACTTGATGCAATGCCCCCAAAAAGAACTTGACCAGATAGCCGCTAATGAGGCTACTCCGGTTTGGGTGGTGAATATCGCACGGGCGATTAGTAAAGACACAAAAAGGGGTGTGACATTTACAGTCAAAGATATTTTTGACCGTGTATTTGGGAAAACGGCTCAAAACGTTGATCTGACAACAAAAGGCGAGGCTTTTAATCATCCGCCAATCGATTGGTCGAAACTTTCCGATCAAACGTTGCGAGAATTGGCTAAAGCTCAGATGAGAGATGACGAATAATGCGGTACCGACACGACAGGAAATAATGTGGGAGCTTGCTCGTCGGCATTTAATAGATTTTGCCGAAGTCATGCTTCCAGGCTTCGAGCGCACGCCATTCCACGAGGCATATTACCGCATCCTGGAAGCATTTGCCAGAGGGGTGATTCAGCGTTTAATTGTCACCGTTCCGCCGCAGCACGGTAAATCTTTAGGTTCATCTGAGATATTACCTGCTTACATATTGGGGCTTAATCCTGATTTGAGAGTTGCTATCGGCTCATACGGGGGGCGTTTGGCCCGGAAATTCAATCAACGTGTACAGCGACACATGACCGGGAAAGAATATCCGATGATTTTCCCGGAAACCCGGTTAAAAGGTAGCATTATAAATAATCAAGATGACACGTATTCGCGTACTACGGAGGAATTTGATATTGTCGGGCACAAAGGCGGATTGCAGGCTGTAGGCCGTGGTGGCCCTTTGACCGGCAATCGGGTTGACGTGATGATTCTTGACGACCTCTACAAAGATGCAATGGAGGGAAATTCCGCTATTGTTCGGGACGCAGTAGTCGAATGGTACAATGCTGTTGTTCGGACACGCCAGCATAATACAAGCCGTGAATTGATTGTATTTACCCGTTGGCACGAAGATGACCTCATAGGGTATATTGAAAAGAAAGAGCGCGTTATGGCTTTAACCAAATGGGAAGAGCTTGATAGCATTGCGCCTGGGGCATGGGTCAAAGTCAACTTCCCGGCTATCAAAGAAGATACACCCACCGAGATCGACCCTCGAAAGATCGGCACGGCATTATGGCCTGAACGGCATAGCCTTGAAAAATTATTGACCGATCGTAAACGTGATCCTGTCGGATTTTCGGCACTGTATCAGGGCAATCCGTTTGATGCGGCGGCGGCGTTGTACGGTACGGATTGGAATTTATACGACGTTATCCCCACAACCTATGGCAATCATAACTATACGGACCTTGCAGATACCGGAACCGACCGTACATTATCGGTATCATACCGGGTAGGGGAGACTGTGGTTATGGAGGGGGTGACGGCCAAGCGTATTTATGTGACAGATATTGTGTTTACGGATAGCGACATGAACGAAGCAGAGATTTTAATCCCAATGTTGTTGGAGCGAACCCAAACCCGTCGCTGTGTAATCGAATCGAACAACGGCGGACGTTATTTTGCCACTAAAGTCGCACAGCGGGCCCCGTATTGTCACGTTGTACCGTTTACCCAAACTCAGAACAAAGAAGCTCGTATTTTGACAAATGCGCCGACGGTTAAAATGTGCATCTATTTACCACGGGATTGGGCGAGCCGATGGCCACAGCTTTACGCTGAAGCTGTTGGATTCAAGCGGATATTTAAGGCCAATGCGCACGATGAGGTGGCCGATGTGTTTACGGCCATTATCGAGCAGGAGATTGTACGATGTAGCGTCGGTGTGAGGCGCATAAATTAACCGAAATAAAAACCCCCAGATTACTCCGGGGGTAGCTATCACTCCATAATAGAGCGGTCAAACAATAACTACAAAGTAATAGCGTAAAACGGCGTAGCGAACT